GATCGCCGCCTGGGCCTGTCTGCTGTGGCCGCTGGTTGCCAACTACCGGGCTATCCCATATGCCGCTGTAGCGGCTTCCCTGGCCCTCCTGTGGCCATCCAACGGAGAAACAGCACTATGGCTATTGAAGATGTTGTCGCGCAGCTAAAAAACAGCATAGATCCGTCGGTGATGAACAAATCCTTGCATGAAGAATGCTTGAAACATTATGAACAGATTTTAGATCTGTTTATTCAAAATAATATCATGCATGATGCGCCGCTTGGTATGCAAATTTATGTTCTGACAGCCATCCTGGCGAAACAAGTTTCCCAGGCCAATAATGTAACAGATGCTATCACCGTAGTTGGTCTTGAATTAGTCCGAATGTCGATGTCCTTTGCAAGGCACGATAAAAAATCGGAAAGCAATGAAGATGAGTAGCTTCGAACAGTGGTGCGAGAGTTCGATCAAATTGGCCAGCGAAATTCATGAAATCCTTAACAAGGAGAAATTTTATGAACGTAACCAACTAGGTGGCGTCGTTTTCGGGCTGGCTACGCTGACTGCCGTGCTTGCCAGCGAAAGCGATATCCCGACTAAAACGCTGAATGCAGCCCAGATCATCATGCGGCACACGTTGCATGACTTGCTCGAACAGGAGAATAAGAATGTCTGAAATCGGCCACAATATCGCTACCGAACGCCTACGTAGCATCATCGAACGCATCGAACGACTGGATGAAGAGCGGAAGTCCCTCGCATCCGATATCAAGGATATCTATTCCGAGGCTTCAAGCGCCGGCTTCGACAAGAGGGTGCTTCGCCGGCTGATCGCCGACCGCAAGCGCGAGCAGGCTGACGTTGAGGAGGAGCAGACCCTCCTGGACCTCTACCGCCGCAACCTGGGGATGTAGGGAAGCATGGCGACCAAGGATTACCACGAAACTGCCATCAGGCGATCTGGTGACAGTTTCCTGGCCGCAGCAAGCCGCCTGAAGCCAAAGCCTGAACTGACCTTCGACCAGATCAAGCAGGGCTGGAAGGATTATCAAAGGAAGATGGAGGCCCAGAAGGCTAAAAAGATAGGGTAGTGGAAAATGCACTTCCGGCAGGCTATATTAAAGCCCTCAGCCGTGGAGAGGGGAAATACCACGGGTAGCTATAGGCGCGACCGGGTGGCGACCGGGACCGGACGAGAGACGGGCGAACGTCCCTAAACAAGCCCAACCGAATTTCATTTAAGGGACGCAGATATGGCCGGCAAGAATAGTAAACCAAAGAGTGCGCCGGCTGTCGTGCTGCGAACCGAGGACGTGTCTTCCGAGCAGCCGAAGAAGAAAGATGGACGGGCAAATAATGGCAATCCGTCCACTTATGATCCTGAGATCGCTGCATTGATCTGTTCTGAAATTGCTGTTGGCAAGTCGCTGTATAAAATAGCCATGGAACACGAATGTGTTCCTACGCTACAAACGGTCTATAATTGGTTGCGTGTTCACCCCGAATTTAGCTTGATGTATACGCGCGCTCGTGAAGACCAACAAAACTACTACGTAGACCAAATGATATCAATTTCTGACGATCCAAGTATTCCATCAGACCAAAAGCGTCTGATGGTAGACACGCGCAAATGGTTGGCAAGTAAACTCAACCGAAATACTTACGGCGACGTGAACAAGACTGAGGTGAGCGGTCCAAACGGTGCGCCAATACAGACGCAGCAGGTTGCGACTATTGACGCAAGGTCGCTTGATCCTGATGCGCGTGATGCGTTGAAGCAGGCTTTACTGGCTGCTAAAGAACAAAACAAGTAAACAAACAGTATAGGACAAAGAAGATGAAAATTTCTGAACTAATGCTGCACACCAGAGCGTCTAATTGCTTAATTCGTGTGATGGGGTTGCAGACAACTGAGGAACTGGAAAAGTATTCACCAACAGAATTACTTAATTCATATGGGATGGGCAAAGTAACTCTTGCTTCCTTGATAAAGGCTCTCGACAGAGTAGGAGTTAAGCTTCGACAAGACTCGCCTGCTGTTCTTGCTCGGTCTTCTCTAGAAGCGGAAAATTGGGAAAGAAGCTTACAGCGTGCGTATGCTATTCTAGAAAAATATAAAGAGGGATATACTCATGCCGAAGTAGCTGAAATGTATAATTTGACGCCAGCATCTATTCAGCAAATATGTCAAAAGGCTTTTAGGCATCAATTAAGCAAAGATGGAATTGATCCTCATAGCGAAAAAAGCGCGGAAATATGGAGGAGCATATTAAAACAATCATATAACGCGCGAAAAGCCAGAAAAACATAATGCTAATCAAGTATGGCGACAGTAATGTTGATGTAGACGAGGCATTACTTGAAATAGAGCGGTGCGAATTAGAAGCATCGCTCTATGACTTTACTGTCGCAGCTTGGCCTAATATTGACAGCGCCGAGTTCGCCATGGGCGGATATGCTTTACAGGCGGTGTGCGAGCATCTGGAAGCGTGCGCAGATGGATACATCCCCAACCTGCTGATTAACATTCCGCCCAGATTTTCGAAATCGACCGTTTGCGGTGTGATGTTCCCCGCCTGGGTATGGGCGCAGAACGCCAGGACGCCGTTGGCCGGCCCTGGCGCACAGTTCCTGCACGCCGGCTACGCGATGGCCCTGTCGCTGCAAGATAGCGTCAAGTGCCGCACGCTGATCCAATCGGACTGGTATCAGAAGCGATGGGGGCACCGGTTTAAGTTGACCGGCGACACCAACACTAAGCAGCGTTTTCAAAATGATCAGAATGGCATCCGCAACACGGTATCTGTCGGCGGTGCTACGACCGGTCTTGGTGGCAATTACCTGATCGGCGACGACCTGAACAACAGCGCCGAGGCAAACAGCGAAGCCGTCATCAAGTCCACCATCGAATGGTGGGACATGGCTTGGTATAACCGCCTGAACAATTCCAAGCCCGGCTACGGTTGCCGCATCGTCATCGCACAGCGCCTGTCAGAGCAGGACATCAGTGGTCATGTGCTTGAGAAGGGCGTGGGCGACTGGCAGCACCTCTGCCTACCGATGAGGTATGAACCAGAGCGGTCATTCCACACCACCCTGGTGCCCGCCTGGGCGACAGATGACGGCATGCCGATCCAATGGAAAGACCCACGCACGACGCCGGGCGAACTACTGTGGCCGGAGCGGTTCGATGAACAGCAGGTTGTTCTGCTTGAAAAGACATTAGGCCCATGGGCGACCGCAGGGCAGCTACAGCAGCGTCCTGAACCTGCCGGCGGCGGTGTCATCAAGCGAGAGTGGTGGAACCTCTGGCCTGACGAAGCTTTCCCGCCGTTCGATTTCATCATCGCCAGCCTTGACACCGCATACACCACTAAACAAGAAAACGATTTCAGTGCATTGACGGTCTGGGGTGTTTGGTATGGATCCACCGACACCCGAGCCACCCGAACGGTCAACCGGTATGGCGCAAATGCCGAGGCATTGTCAGACACCGGCACTATCGACGGTCTGCCGAAGGTCATGCTGATGACAGCTTGGCAGGAACGCCTGGAGTTGCACGACCTTGTGGAGAAGGTAGCCAAGACATGCCGTGCGCTGAAGGTTGACAAACTGCTGATTGAGAACAAGGCGTCTGGAATTAGCGTGTCGCAGGAAATGCGCCGTATGTATGGCCACGAAGACTTCGCCGTTCAGTTGATTGACCCGAAGGCGCAGGACAAGCTAGCGCGCCTCTACAGCGTGCAGGCGTTGTTCTCCGAAGGCATGGTATACGCGCCTGATCGTGCGTGGGCTGACATGGTCATCACCCAGGTCGGTCAGTTCCCCAAAGGGCGACATGACGACATTGTCGATACCGTCAGCATGGCATTGCGTCACCTGCGCGACCTCGGCTTGCTCGTCCGCAGCCCCGAGCGTATTGCGGAATTGAACGCCGCCAACCAGCATCAAGGCAAACCGCCACAGCCGTTGTATCCAATATAAGTGGATAAGAAATGAAGATAACCAGCCTGAAAACAAATAAAATTGTTGCCATCAATGAAGACGGTGAAGTTATTATTGCTGATGACTTGCACTTTAAGCCTGATTTTATCGGGCCTGAATCGGTCGAAAGCATAAAAGAAAACACGGAAAGATTGTCTAAGTTACTACTAGAGCGTCAATTTAAGATTAATTTCGTAGAAACTGACAAAAGATACAGCCCCAGGTTTTTCTAACAATTCATCAAGGGATACAGGCTATGCTAAAATGCCAAGCAGCACTTGAAGACAATGGCGACGGTTCTTTCACCGTGGAAGTATGGTCGCCCGATTTGGCTGGAATTGCTGCGACCTATACAGTAAAAGCAATCGCTGATAATTATGCCGCGCAAGAAGCCATCGAACGCTTTATTGCCGAACACGGCGCACTCATGGGGTAGCATATGTCGCTCGTTCCTGGCCTTTCACCGAACATCCGGTTGTCTGAACCCGAACCGGGTTTGCAGCCTGCACCGATGGACGTAGTGGTGGCAGACGACGACGAGCAGCAGGATACGCCGGAATATGACGACAAGGGTGCGATCCTACGCATTGAACATCCTGATGGTTCGATCACTGTCAGCTTGGACGGAAAGCCCATTGATGAGGCCGAAAGCCGTGGTCCGAAGGGCTGGTTCGACAATCTGGCTGAGGACATCAGCGACCTCGAACTGAGCCGCATCAGCAGCGAACTGCTACGTGGCGTAGAGGACGACCTTGAAACCCGCCAGGAATGGATTGAGGACCGCGCGCAGGGAATTAAGC